CATCGAGAGAACTTAGGTATGAAAAAAACCCATTACCCGAAGGATATGAATGGAGTTCGTGTACCGTCGATGAACTCTGTGAATTTCTAAAAGAGAATTATATACAAGATGATTTTTTCGAATTCAGGTACTCTAAAGAGTTAATTGAATGGACATTATACCCACCAGGGTACCGTGATGAATGGAACCTCGCTATTCGGGAAAAAGAAAATAATACACTTATTGCTTTTATATCAGGTATACCTTTAGATGTTTGTGTTAATAAAAAAATAATTCAAATGCTTCAAATAAATTTTTTGTGTGTTTCCAAGCATCTCAGAGATACCAAATTTACACCCATTCTTATAGGCGAACTCAAAAGGCGTATGAATTTACAAAATAGGTGGCAAGCTGTATATACAGTCGTAAAACACTTACCTACACCTATAGCTAAAGTCACATATTGGCATAGACTTATAAATGTTAATAAACTTAATAAACTTCGGTTTTCTGACGCAAGAGAACAAGCATATCGTATTATAGGTACGTCACAGTTTAGGGAAATGAATGAAAATGATATACCTAGAGTTACAAAAATGTTACAAGAACATTTAAAAAAGTTTAAACTTTCACTTAATATCGATGAATCTTACGTTAGACACTGGATTCTCCCACGTAAAGATACCGTATACACATACCTGAGCGATGAAAAAGATCAATTCGCCACTTTTTATAGTTTGGATTATGTACATAAACAGAGTGGTGAAACCATAAAACAGGCATACACATTCTATAACGTAGGTAACTGTTTAAAAGATGCTATAATCATGGCGCGTAACCGAGGTTTCGATGTATATAATTGTGTAAATGTTGGTGTAGATGACGATGAACTTCGTGAACATAAGTTCATGGAAGGTACGGGATACAACCACTATTACCTTTGGAATTGGAAAATTAACGAAGAAATTAAACCTAAGGATATCGGGTTTGTTATGATATGACGTCCGGTACCGAGAATCAAGTCTCGGTTATAAATCTATTTAAAAAAGAAAAACCATTATAAATAAATGGAGGAGATACGTAAGTACCATAATGAGTCTAAGCGTCTCCTCATCCAATCGGCTACCCGCGAAGGCGACAGTATTTTGGATGTAGGATGTGGATTCGGTGGTGATCTCCAAAAGTGGCGACACGCAGGTGCAAATATAAGTATGTGTGAACCAAACCCAGACTCACTTAAGGAGGCTAAGTCTCGCGCTAAGAACATGAAAATACGAGTCAATTTTTACGAAGGTGATATATTTGCGTGTCCACAAAGGAAATACGATGTCGTATGTTATAACTTTGCGTTACACTATATATTCGAAACACCCAAGTTATTCGAGACGTCTTTATTAGCAATTAAAAATAGAATAAAACCTGGTGGTCAATTCATAGGGATCATACCGAATTCAGATAAGATTATCATGAACACACCCGTAAAAGATGAGTTAGGAAACTACTTTCTAATGAAACATACGAGTTCGGGAAACTTTGGGGAAAAGTTATACGTCCATTTAGCCGATACACCGTATTATGCAAGTGGTCCAAAAGTCGAACCCATCGCACACAAAGACATGTTTTTTACACGAATGGAGGATTTGGGATTTACTTTAACATTGTGGGAAGATCTTAAAGGGAACCCGGTTTCAGATTTGTATAGTAAATTTAGGTTTGTGTATAAGAGGTGAACCGTCAATTTTTATGTATGTTTATGATAAGATGATACTCATTATACTTCTACTTATCATAAACGTGTTATTATTCATATACACGAGGGAACCACAGGAATTAACAGATGTTCGTGAAAAATACAGGACACTCAGGGAACATCTTAAGGAAACAAATAATCAGGAATTCAAAATGTTATACAGAGAAATTCCACTTACCGCACATCGATATACAAATGGGTATATAGGATATAATGTTAGTAAGGGTAAAAGTATAGGTATATGTATCGATGGTGAACCTAATGAAATATTCCATGTTTTATTACACGAACTCGCACACTGTACTGTTGACGAATATTCACACAGTAAAGAATTCTGGAAAAAATTTAATGAACTTAAAACAATGTGCGTTTCTTTAGGTATATACCAGGAAATACCAGAAAGAACTGAATTTTGTGGTAAACACGTCCAGGATAAATAATGTTTGGTATTAATAAAATGCAATCGTTTGGTGATTTAATGAAAGCGTATTTGTTACTGAACACTTTACTCGCGTCTTCGAGTGCCCCACTACTTTTAAATGATAAATGGTTAAATATGTTTATAATCATGGTCGTTACACCATTAGTCATCACTGTATTACCACGTGGTGGTAATTTAATTGGGCGTTTAGCTATAGATGGACCATTTTTAGTTATATCAACCTTATTGGGTATGGGCATGGTTGCGGGTATTTCACAAATAAACAAAAGATTTGAAAAGGATTTTAGAGATTATGGTAAAACTACGAAGAGTACTGGTACTGTTCTAGGACTTCGCGCAGTTGGTTTACTGTTCGGATTTCTCGTTTCCTATTTTATTTTTGGAAAGAGAATGTATAGACATTATAATGCTATTTAAGCATACTTTCTCGCAAGGTAAAAGGCGATCGCCGCGACCATACCGGTCGACGCTAAGCCGATTGCACTTCGATTTCCCTGGTCGTTCAAAAACGATGGGACAAAGTTCGCAAGTTTTTCTTGAACTGGCTTACTAATTGCCACCGCAGCACACACAGCTACAATGAGTGCTTGAAACTGGTCATCAGTAAGGTTGAATGGATTTTTAGATTCGGATTTTTTTTCAGTTGTTTTTTGTGCTACTGGTTGTTGTTGTTGCGCCATCATCATTGGTGCTTGCATATGCATTTGTGTCATTCTTGGATCGGTGCCCATCATTGGTGGTTCGAGTGGTTCCTCTGCTTGACCCATAATATCGGAAATTGAAGTAGAGTCCATCGTCTGTTTATTTTCACTCACATTTTTTTCGGGGGGTATATTCGGCACGAAAGATGTCCCTTGATTGTCATTTAGGGAAACCATACCATCACCATTATCTGAAAGATTCATCGTTCTAACGTCTGTCGCCATTTATATGTACATAGTTTTTTGGTTTTAAATGATTACGCGTCATTGCCCTGAAGAGTGTAGTTTGGGTATAAACACCCAAATGTTTTTATGATCCTGGGTAAATCATTTAATTTATCATAATCACACATATCGTTATCTATATAAACAGTTTTTGTATGATGACATACATCAACTAATATTCTATACCCATCATCCTTATCATCTGGTGTGTCCATAGTAAGTTCATTATAAGCTGGATACACTACAGTGTTAGCATTTTTTATAGGTGTATACATTCGTTTAGCAATTGTTCTTATCATTTTCTTTTCGTAACTTTAAATGGTGTATTCTTTTTAACTGAATTTGGGTCTCCTACTTTCATATTACCGTGTTTCGGGTTAAACATCTTTTTATGTGTTTGCCAGTACTCTGGTGCACCAACCCTGAAATTTTTACGAAGTGTTGCTTTATACCAAAAGACACAATCTTCTATTTTATTACTTTTAGAAGTATTATCCAATACCAAACATTCGTAATTTTCTGTACATGAATCCATAACTTTGTTAAACATCTCAAAAGATGGAAAAATACCAAAAAAGTTTTTAAACAATTTTTCCCTATTTTGAATAATATTTTCACGTAAAATGAAAATGTAATCTATATTTGCCCTGAGTGCAGGTGGTAGATCCATACAGTACTGCATGGTTAACATGAAAAATATCTTCCAATGCCGTCCATTCATAAAACATTGACGAATACATGTATCTTTCATAAACTTAGAATCATACATACAATCATCTAAAAGAAGAAAAGCACCACAATTTTTTTTACCTGCACCAACTAATCTTTTTTGTCTATCCATTACACGTTCAATAGCTTCTCTATCGTAATCACCGTATATGAATAAATCTGGTATATACTGTTGATAATAATGATTACCTTCTTCTGTTGCTGAT